CCGTGTATTGAGGCAGCCGAAGCAATGCTTGAGAAAGAGAAAGAGGTGATGGAGTCTGCTTGGCAAGATGGTATGTATGAATGTGACGGAGACGGAACATTTGAAGATTTCTACAAAACCTTTGACACCAAAGAGAAATGAAACAATATCAAAAAGATAGACTAATAAAAACATTAGTTTGGACAATAATCTTAACAATAACAATAATATTATGGCATACAATCCTTCAGCTAATCTTTCCAGAGATGTAGTACAGAGTGACGCACTAGCAATTGCAACACAACATAAAAGATGTGGTTTAGGTATATCTATGGGTGTAGGCAAAACAAGAATTGCTATACAGCACCTGCAGATGAACTTTAATCAATTTATACAAGTCTTGGTAGTAGTACCAAAGCATTCAGTTACTCAGTCTTGGATTGATGAACTAGGCAAAATGGGATTAGAGTCCCTACTTCAGCATATTACTTTTACAACTTATATATCTCTTAAAAAGAAAGATCCTAATAATTATGACATAGTGTATTTAGATGAGTGTCATTCATTAAAACACTCTCATGAATTGTTTTTAGGCCCTTATACAGGTAAGATATTAGGTTTGACAGGCACACCGCCAAGAGATAAACAATCAGAGAAGGGAAAGCTTGTACAAAAATACTGTCCTATAAAATATACATTTAAAGTTGATGATGCTACTGACTCAAACATATTAAATGATTATAGAATAGTTATACATGATTTACAATTATCAGGTGTACCATCACTTAAGAAGAAAAACAAAAATGGTGGACACTGGTACACAAGTGAAATTAAAGACTATACTTATGTTACTCGTAGAGTAGCAGAAGCACAAACTCCTAAGCAACAGCAATGGGCTTATATTATGAGAATGCGTGCACTTATGGAATATACTACTAAAGAAGCATATGTTAAGTCTATGGTTAATAATATAGATGATAAATGTATAATATTTGCAAACACACAAGATCAAGCAGACCGTGTTTGTAAATACAGCTATCATTCAGGAAATAATAAATCAGCAGATAACTTAGAATACTTTTCAGATGGACGTATAAATAAGTTATCCTGTGTGTTACAGTTATCAGAAGGTGTTACAATACCTCAGCTAAAACAAGGTATTATTATGCATGCATATGGTAATGAAAAGAAAACAGCACAAAGGATTGGTAGGTTATTAAGACTTAACCCAACTGAGACAGCTGTATGCCATATACTATGCTATAAAGGAACACAAGATGAGAAATGGGTAGAGTCAGCTCTTAGTTCATTTGACTCAAGTAAAATAAAACGTTATAATCCACTAAAAAATTAATTATGGGAAGAATGAAAGAGCTCTTTATTGAGCAACAAGAAGAGCTAGAGTATCGTGGTGCACATGATGCAATGATACATAGCTACGCAAGAAAAGCAATTGAAGAATATATAGAAGAAGGAGAAACTCCTTGTCCTAACTGTAATATGCCAACTTTGTTACGCAATGAATCAAACGCCAAGTGTACTGAGTGTGCACAAGAGTTTGTTTATGTTGACGGAGGAGCACTAAGATTTTTGTGATGGAATTTATAACTAACACAGGAGAAACAGTAGAAGTAGAATATACTTATGATCCAGGAGAACCAGACCAATGGTATGATTCTAATGGAGATCCAGGGACACCGGGTTATGGGCCAACGGCAGATATAAAGCATGTTTGGTATACTAACACGGATACTAACGGTAATCAAGTTACCGTAGATGTACAACATTTATTAGAAGAAGATATAGAAGAAAAAGTATTAGAATATCATGAAAGCTAATTTAGTAGAGGATATTATAACTTTATTAGATAAAGTAGAAGTAAATCCGGGGACCTCACAAAGGAACCTGGATGTTGCTATACTTTTATTAGAAACATTAAAAAAAATTAAACAAAATGAAACAAAAAAAATTTAGACAGTACAGGAGCAATCAAGGAAGATCTCCTGAACAAATGGAAAAAGTTTATAAAGGTTGCTTTTGGATGATAGTAATATTTTTATCTAGCGTAGCAGTTACTGGTTTATACAATATAATATCTTTATGAAAGATAATTTATACATAAAAGCATCAGTTAAAGACGGTCAACTACATTTCCCTATTAAAGCAATGGGTACTAAGTATAGAAAGTTCTTTGAGCAGCTTGAAGAAGGATCTAAATTAGAAATATTTGTAGGTGTGAGTGGTGATAAGGGTAGTAACCCACAATTAGCACGTGTACATGCAATGATTAGAGAAATAGCACAAGAAATTGGTTACACCTTTGAAGAAGCCAAAATACAAGTGAAAAGATCCGCAGGGCTATGTTTTGTAAGAGACAAACAAGAGTATTGTAAATCTTTTGCAGACTGTGATAAAGATGAGTTGAACTTAGCAATACAGTCATGTATAGAGATAGGTGACTTTAATGGAATGCAATTAAGATAGCTCTCCTAAGTTTTTAGTAAGATTATTTAGTATCTCTATAGGATTGCTACTATCTTTCATAGCTTTATCAGCAGCATTTTTAAATGCTTCTTTATCTACAGCAGTTTCTTCAGTTCTTTCTAAACCTTGTTCAACAGCAAATCCTTTAAGTAATGTTATAAGGGAATATAGTGTATAAATATCACTCTCAACAGGTGTAAAAATTCTATTCTTAGCTTTAGCTTCTTTAGGATTAGTAACCAATAGGTTAAAGTCTTTTATAAGTTCACCAAAATTTCCTACATCATCATAAAACTCAGTAATATATCTATAGTATATTTGCTGTAAGCCGCTAATAAATGCTGGATTTATTTGACAGTCCATGTTTTTAGTAACATCGTAGCTTATAATAGTTTTTTTCTCAGACATAATAAATAGATTTTAATCAAAGATACAAATAATTAACTAATTATGAAACAAATACCAATTAACATTGACATAAATGAATTAAGAGATTCAGCAAATGATAAACTACAAGACTCAGGATGGGCACCTATGCTTACTCCTTTTATAAATGGTCTTGACTTTGATCTTATAGTTGAAAGACTAGTAAGCTTAGTAAATGCAGAAAGAAGATTTACACCTAGATTTAAAGACATCTTTAATGGTTTTAAAGAATGTAATTATAGTGATCTTAAATGTATAATAGTAGGTCAAGATCCTTATCCACAGCTAGGTGTTGCGGATGGTATAGCTTTTAGCTGTAGCAGAAAAGGTAAAGCAGAAAAGTCTTTACAATATATAAACAAAGCAATTGGTACAGATCACACTGATTTAAGATGTTGGGCTAACCAAGGCGTATTACTTATTAATACAGCATTTACATGTGAAGTAAACTCTATTGGCTCACATTATGATTTATGGAAACCATTTTCAAGATATATATTTGAAAATATAAATAGACATAAGAAAAACATACCTGTAATACTTATGGGTAAGAAAGCAGAAGCATGGGAAACAATGCTTAATAATCAAAAAATTTATAAAGTTACACATCCAGCTTCAGCAGCATACAGAGGTGGTGAATGGGATTGTAATGATGTCTTTAATAAAGTAAACCAAGAGTTAGAAAAGCAAGATATACCTTGTATAGAATGGTAAATTTTACTATCTTTGATAACCTTAAATTTTAATATAAATGGCTAATAACCAGGAACTTAACCAGAAGCAAGATATTGCTGAATTTAAAAAATCTTTTTATACATCTTATGGAGTAAAATTGTATATTTACACCCCCCAAGAAAAAAACAAAAGGATTCCTTTAGGTATATTTCATGACAGTGCATTAGCAGCTTTACATGAGAATGAACCAAAATTTAGTAGAGTTAAAAATCTACAGCATAGGACTAGATTCAGAGATTACCTTGTATATGTACAGGTAATGTCTTACTTGGCACACAAGGAAGGACATACTAAAAGTAGTATAGGTAGATTTTTAAAACGCAACCATGCAACCATCATCAATTCATGTACAATGATTGAAAATGGATTTTTTACAAATGATAAAAAAGTTATGGATGCTCATGATAACACTTTAAAACACTTAGAAAAATATGTGGGAACTATTTCAGAAGATAATGAAAGTAAAGATAACACCAAACCAAGCGTTGATCCTATTTGGAATGAAGCAAGGCGTATCATTACCTAATTCATTATCTGAAGACAAAGAATATTTATTAAAAATGAACATGCTCACTCTAGAGGATGGTCTTTATAAAATGACACCAGATGCAAAAGCATTTTGTGCAAAGCTAGATAACTATTTTATTAAAGCTAAAAAGAAAACTGATATACAACTCATGGGTAAGGACTTTAATGATAAGATCCATACTTATAGAGAAATATTTCCTGCTAAGAAACTACCAAGCGGTAATCCAGCAAGAAATAATGTTAAAGCATTAGGAGAAAATTTTAGATGGTTCTTTGAAACTTATGATCATACATGGGATGATATAATAAAAGCAACCAGAATGTATGTGAATGAGTATAGAGATGCAGACTACTTGTATATGCAGACAAGTCAATACTTTATATCTAAACAAGATAAGCATAGAGTTAAACATTCTAGATTAGCTGATTATTGTGATATGATAGTTGACGGAGTAAGCACAGAAGATGAACACTTTAAAGAAAACGTAGTATGAAAAAAACATCAGAAGCATGGGTTGGGCAATATGCAGCCTTTAATGAAGCTCTTAAGTACATGTACAGGAGATCTACAGGGGAAGAGAAATCTATATATACACCTTGGCCTAAGTTTAATGATGCTGCTACAGATGGATTAGAGTGGAATACATTGACAGTAATTGGTGGTAGACCTGGTTCAGGTAAAACATTAATTAAAGATCAAATTATAAGAGAGTCTTTTGCATTAAATCCAAATGATAAATTTAGAGTATTAGAATTTCAATTTGAGATGGTTGGTAGAACATCAGCTATTAGAGAATTCAGTTCTATAACCGGCAAGACATATAAAGAATTATGTAGTGCAGGATCTGTATTAGGTACTAATGAATTAAACAAATGTCATCAGTATGCAAAAGAAAGAGTAAAGCACCCGGTTGATATAATTAGTACACCTATGACTGTAAATCAAATGCGTGAGCAAATTGATCAGTATATGACTTTACATAAAGGTGTAAATACTATTATAACATTAGATCATACAATGCTTGTAAAGAGAGCACCCTATCAGAATAGTAGTTTAGATATGTTATTTGAATTAGGTGAGTTCTTTACACAATGTAAAAGAGATTATCCATGTTTATTTATAGCTTTATCACAGCTAAATAGGAATATAGATAATCCAGACAGAGCTATAGATGGTAAGTATGGTAATTATATACTTGAGTCAGATATATTTGGCTCAGATGCAATGTTACAACATGCAGATATGTTGATTGGTATTAACCGGCCAGCTAAGCAGAAGATCAGATACTATGGGCCTGATAGATATATAATAGAAAATGATAGAACATTGGTGCTACATTTTTTAAAAGCCAGAAATGGTGATGCACGTATGTCATTCTTTAAAGCAAAGTTTGAACAAATGCAAATAGAAGAAATGTTAACACCAGGACAACAAGAACGCAGATGATAAATACTAAAAACTTAAATAATAAAAAAAGAATGGGACTAACACCTCAAGAAAGAAAGCAAAAGGTAGCAGCCCTCAGAGAAGAACATGAGGATTACTTCCAAACAATGGGAATAATTAATTCTCTATATATACCTAAGATGGCGTATAGACCATCTGGAAAAGATGATTTACATATCAGTTTCTTTCCCAGTGAATTTGAGAAAGGTGAAGATATATACACAGAGTTTGTATCTATAGATTATGATACAGAGGATCCAAAGAGAACGTTATATTTGCATAAGCATAATCCACATTGGAGAGATGAGTATGAATTAATACAATCAAGTGCTGGTTTTATCAGACACATAATACCTGTCAATGAACTTAAAGTTATTAATGATGTAACAAGTAGAGGTAAAGCAATCATAGATTTTGCTAATCCAGATTTACCAAATCCAGATGAACTGCTCCCTTCCTCCACTGCTCCCGACCTAATTCCTGTAGTAAATAAACTAGATGAATTAAATAATACATTAAAAGAATTAATAACTATAATCAAAAACAAGTAATATGGCAAACAGCGTATTGGTAATTGCAGATTCAGGTACAGGAAAGTCTACCTCAATCAGAACATTAAACCCTAAAGAGACTTTCATTATAAACATTGCTAACAAACCACTTCCATTTCAAGGATGGAAAAGCAAGTATACACAAATCAGTAAAGAAAATAAAGATGGAAATTTAACCTCAGCGTCTTCTTCTGCAGGTATAGTTAAAGCTATACAACATGTTAATGATAAAATGCCACATATAACTAATCTAGTTGTAGATGATTGGCAATATATGAGTTCTTTTGAATATTTTGATAGAGCAAATGAAAAAGGATATGATAAATTTACTCAGATTGCAGCAAATTTAGCCATGGTTGCTAAGTTACCTAAAGATCTAAGAGAAGATTTAACAGTAATCTTTTTGACTCACTCAGAAGATTCAACTGATATAAATGGGAATAGAAAAATTAAAGCTAAGACTATTGGCAAAATGATTGACAATACTCTAACATTAGAAGGACTATTCTCTATAGTATTATTTGGTAAAGTAAATAAAAATGATGATGGTGAACTTGAATATGGTTTTGAAACACAAAACTCAGGAGAGAACACATGTAAATCACCAATGGGTATGTTTGAGGATAAGTTTATCCCAAATGACCTGCAGTTTGTAAAAGATTGTATTGAAAAGTATAATCAATAATTAATAATTAATAAAAAAGTAAATTATGTTAAGTACTAAAGACATGTCTGCCGGTAATGGTGGGACAAAACCAGTTATTGGAACAGGAAATCACAAAGTGAAAATTAACTCAATTACATTTGATCAGACACCTTATGACTCTGAAGCATACAATATCACATTGCATGTAGAATCAGAGCCAGTTACAGGAGAATTTAATGGATTCTTAAAAGATATGAATAATCCTAATGGTGAGCGCTATGCAGGCCAAGTTGGTAGAGTAAGATTTTCTCCATATCCATTTAAAGATGCTACATTAAATAATGGAAATGAGATTAGTCGTGATACTGAAGTTCTAAAAGCAATGGTATTCTTATCTGAAGTAGTTGGTAAAAGAACTGAGTTAGATGCTATTGAGGCAAATACTATTGAAGACTTTATGATTAAAGCTGCAAAGATTTGTTCAGAAACTGGTTACATCAATGCTTGTTTAGGTGCACGTGAGTGGGAAAACAAAGAAGGTTATGTTAACAATGATCTATTCTTACCTAAAAGAAGTAGAGATGGTATGCCATTGGAAGCAATTGATGCAGAGTCTTCTAACTTACTAACGTTTGATAGAAATAATACAAATCATTTTAGACCCTTTGTAAAGAAAGAGTCAGCACCAACAAATAGTTTTGAGCCTGTATCTTCAACAGGTAGTGACTTTGATTTATAATATAAACCTAAAGATTGGGCTCAGTGTTATGCTGGGCCCATTTCTTTTTAATATCTTTGGTTTATGTTCAGCACTAAAAATTTAAAATTAGAAGAATCAGAAATACCAAGTTATTGGGTATTTCAATATTATTTAGATTTACCTGAGCAACTTACGGGTCAAGATATTAAGATTAGATCTATATTTAATCCTAATGAGAAGACACCAAGTTTCTGCATATATGTTGATAAATCAATTATGCAATATAAATTTAAAGATTTCTCAACAGGTAAAGGTGGTAACAAGGCTGACTTAGTTGGATTACTATTTAACTTAGGTTATCCACAAGCAACCAGGAGAATAATTCAAGACTACAACAACTTTATACAATCAGGCGGATCAATAGATCAATCATTTAAACCACAAGCAAAGTGGAAGATAGATTATATAAAGTATAGAAATTGGACCATTGAAGATCAAAAGTATTGGTTATCATTTAGAATAGGTAAAACTATGTTAACTAAATATAATGTAAAACCAATTGATTATTTTAATATGGCCAAGGATGATAATGGTTTGCATAAAAGCTTACAAGTTGGAAGCAAATGCTGTTATGGTTACTTTGATAAAAACGGTGAAGTATATAAAATATATCAACCTCATAGTAAAAAGCATAAGTTTCATAAAGTTAAGAATTATATACAAGGTATTGATCAACTAGAATACAATCAACCTTATTTAGTAATATGCAGTTCACTTAAAGATGCTATGTGTCTTAAAGGTATGGGTTATAATATAGAAGTAATATGCCCTGATTCAGAAAATACAATGATTAAACCTCATATAATATTTAATCTGAAGCAGAAGTATAAAAAAGTTATAACTCTATTTGATAATGATGATGCAGGCGTAAAAGCTGTACAAAGATATTTAGAAACATATAAAATACACGGTTGTGTACCAACTATGTCTAAAGATATATCAGATGCTATGAAGAATCATGGTTTTGATAAAGTACACTCTATGCTTAAGCCCTTATTAAAAGAAACATTAAATAAATAATATGAAGAACAATAGATGGTTTATACCAGGAAATGTACCTTCTAGTAAAAACGGAAGAAGATGGACAGGTAAATACTTTATTGCTAGCAAAGCTGTAATGAACTACAGGAAAGCTACTAAAGACATTTATCTTAAATATACTGAAGAGTTCAAGAAAGAGCTCAAGAAGCATAAGCTTCCAGTAAAAATTTCTTTTGAATTTATTAGAGGCAGCCGCCATAAGTTTGATTATATAAATCCTGCACAAACAGTGCAAGATGATATGGTCAAGTATGGTTGGATAGAAGATGATAATGCAGAGTTTATAATTCCTGCATTTGAGCAATATACTTATGATAAAAAGAACCCAGGCGTATGGATAGAATTAATAGAGAATGAAAAAAAAAGTAATAACTCTTGATGAATTTTTTAAATACAAAGAAATGTTTAGTGGTCTACAAGAAGATAAAGAATTGGCTTGGCATATGTATAATAATACTGACTACCAGGAAAAAGAAGTAGTTAATAGACTTATGGCCAAAGCTTTAATGTTTAAAGATCGTGTAGATTTTTGTATAGCTGTAAAATATAGCTTTAAAATTAACTCATTAGACACAAATAAAATTTATGCATTCATTAAAAAAAGTAAAGTAGATGATATATACATGGATATTCTTAGAAAAATAAAAAGATGATAAATATACAAGACCAGGTTGCAAGAACAACCAAAAGTTTAATATTTACAGAGCCCTTTTATGGGCTCTTTTTAATTGGTATCAATAAGCAATACAGCAATAAGATTCCTACAGCAGGAGTTAGTAAGCAAGGTATTGGTATGCAATTGACTATAAACCCAGAGTTTTATAATGAACTCAGTGAAGATCACAGATTTGGATTAATTAAACATGAGCTATTGCATATTGCATTTGGTCATTTAATATTAAGAGATCTCTACAGTGATCATAAGCTATTTAATATAGCTGCAGATTTAGAGATAAACCAGTACATACTGGAAAGTAAATTACCTGAAGGTGGTTTATTATTATCAAGTTTCCCAGAACTAAACCTCCCTACTAAAGCCGGTACAAAAGAATATTATAGACTTTTGGAGCAGGCACAAGAGGACGGGACATCCCCATCTCTAGATAGTTTAATGGATAAAATGAATGGTGAGTCACCTTATTGTCATAGCACATGGAAAGATTTTGAAGAATTACCTGAAGCTGATAAGAAGTTGGTTCAAAAGCAGATAGAACATCAATTAAAAGCAGCCGCAGAGGAAACAGAAAAGAAACAAGGTAGTATGCCTGGTGAGCTTGCTGATTTAATTCATAGACTAATGCATATTGAACCACCAAAGTTTGATTGGAAAGGTTATCTAAGAAGATTTGTAGGTAACTCTAGTATAGTTTATACTAAAAAGCTGAGACGTAAATACAATAAACGTTATTCAGCTAATCCGGGACTTAAAATTAAATTCAAGAATCATATACTTGTTGGTGTTGACACAAGTGGATCTGTAAACAATGATGAACTAAAGGAATTCTTTAGTGAGCTTACGCATATGCATAAGACTGGTCATAAAATTACAGTTGCACAGTGTGATACCCGCTTGAATAGCGTGAAGGAATTTAATCCAAAAAAGGATTGGGAAATACATGGTCGTGGTGGGACAAGCTTCCAACCAGTAATAGATCACTTTAATGAAAACAAAGGGCAATATACAGCCCTTATATATTTAACAGATGGTGAAGCATATTCTCCTGATAACTGTCCTCATAATACATTATGGGTGCATAGTAGCAGGAGTAGTATAAATGAAGATTTACCAGGACAGAAAATACAACTTAATTAATTAGAAAGAAAATGGCACAAGTAAATTTAAATGTAACAGAACTAAAAGGATTTGTAAATCATATAATTACCAACAACAGGTATTTACAAGAAGCAGGAAAGAATTCTGTATCAGTAGAAGTAGTAGGTGAATCAGGTATTGGTAAGACTTCTACTATAGTAGAGCTTGCTCAAGATAATAACCTAAAGTTTGTAAAACTTAATTTAGCACAGATAGAAGAGTTAGGTGACTTAGTAGGCTTCCCTGTACGTCAGTTCCAGATGTATAAAGAAAAAAAGGTAGCAATAAAACAACAAGATAATCTGTCTATGGTTACAGCAACACAAAGAGCTGCAGGTACTAGTTTAGCTAATCTTAATCAAACAGTTACCAAGAAAGTAGGACAATGGGTTGATGAACTTGCCGTGCAAGAGTATCTAAAAAATGGATACAAAATGACAGGTAAGAACAGAATGTCTTATTGTGCTCCTGAATGGATTGCTGATGCAAAGGCTGGTGGTATTTTATTACTAGATGACTGGAACCGTGCTGATACAAGATTTATTCAAGCAGTTATGGAATTGATTGACAGACAATCTTATATTTCATGGAC